ACCACTACTGCATTAAACACTTATTCGCGTCAATACAATGAGACCGCAGTTAGTGACCTTGGATTACAATGGTATAAATATGTAGGTTCATTATTAACGACATCCCGACCATTTTGTAAAGCTTTAATTGATGCTAAACAAGAAGGTATGGAGTTCGTTCACAAATCACAATTTGATGATTTCTTACGAGGTGATATTAATGGTAAGAAAGTTTTTGCGTACTTAGCCAATGCACCATCACCTTCTTTAGTATCGGTCATAAAGATGCGCACCTGGTCAACCATATCTTCGTAAGATGCCGAACCCGTTACATTTTGTATCAGGATGTCATTAAGCTTATTTACTACATTAGATTGTATTCCGCTACCTAATAAATTATCAGTAACTGAATCTACTGATGCAATTTTAATAGCTTCAAAAACATCCGATGGTTTAAAATCACCAGTAACTGCGGTAAAATATTTAGAGTTAATATCACTGACCTCATCAAAAGATTTTAAAAACTCGTCAACCTTTTTCTTATAGTTAGAATCAATAATTGCACCTTCAAACTCTTTTTTAATTTGTGCGATTATCTTAATATTCTTAACCGACAATTTAACCGTATCACCAGTTTTGTCAAGGTCACCCATTAACTTAACAATTTTCGCAAATGCTTTTTTTTGAACACTTGGAATTTGCTCGTTAAAAGAATTAACGGAATCGTCAATAGTTTTAAGCAGTTGTTGTATTAGTTGTTCCTGGCTGGGCATTGTTTAGTTCTTCAGCGTAGCCGACTAAGATAGCAAATTTTTGTGATTTTGTTAATTCATCCCAATTATTATACTCGTCAATCGCTCTTGCTATAAATTTATTGATGTTATAATGAATTGTTATATCTGTTTTTGTAATTACACCAAGTTGGTTAGCCGTTAGAATACTATCGTCACCAAGTCCCGCCAATGGGTCTAATTCCATTCTTGCAATTACTTGCTCTGCAATAGTTGGGTTAGTGCTGAATTTTCTACGTGCATACTCAACCTCTGCTGCGATTATTAATGTAGCATCGACCTTAGCATTAACCATTCGTGTAATATCGTCCAACATCACACTATCACTTACGATTTCGTATTTAATAGGTACGTTAATGCTCGGAATCATTGTAACAATGTCTTCTTTTGAATAAATAGATGCATACCTCCATAAACCACATAAGTAAGAAGTCATATTTATGAAAAATATCATGTCCTCAGCAACCGCATAAACGAAATTGTTTAACTCTTCAGCATCATATTGTTTAGCTACACCTGATTGTGAAATCGGTTTCTCAGCCAAAAATTCCATATTAATAGCGCTTAATGCATCGTAAATACGTTGCTTAAAACGGCTATCCATTATGGTTATAATCTCAGTTTGCTTTTGGATATATGCAGCTGGTGGATTTGGAGGTGTTTCTTTTAATACACTATTGCTAATTACAATATGCTCAAACGGATTAAACGGATACTTTCCTTTACCATCACATTCAGTACAACCTACCGCACCATTAGTTGAGTTAATCATACCCGAACCTTTACACACGTTACAATCCGCAGTTTCGTAAGTGTACATCGTGCTAAACACGTGTTGAACCATCTCAGCTTGAGCATCTGAATATTCACGCGCACACTCATTAAGTGCCGGTATCATTCCCGCAACACGCGTTTCATACTGTCTTTCCTGATTAGTGAACTCGACCACTACACTACCAATCTCAAACGCTGGTAATTCCATTAGGTTATGCTGATATGCCCAAGCTTCACGATACTTACCATCAATAGAAATTTGCTCATAGCGGTACATATGTGTATCAGTAAGTGCATAAACTACTTCACCTTTTGTTTCTGTTTTACCATTTTTAAAATAAAAATCTTCGTCACCATTCCAAATGAATAACTCGTTAGGTTTAAATTCATAAACATACTTTGAGTTAATTATCTCAGGCATTGGTTTAAAATATTCATTCTCTAGCTTATTTAAGTTAAGAGGTTTTACCACCACGATTGCACCAGCATCAATTAAATATTGGCGCAAATAAACATCGGTAGCATATTTTTCTACGGTCTGAAAAGTTGGGAATTTCTTGTACATATAAGTGTACATATCTTCACCTTCTGCTATCAATGGAAAGTCACCATTACTTGGTGTAACGTGCCAATCAGGTGATTTCTGTATTTTCTGAAGTGAAGTGATAACCTTACTGCATGGTGCTTTTGTCATCGGTTGGTATACCGCCTCGCGCCATTGTTTAATATCCGCGTGTTCTCCGGGTCTACGGCGCTCAATTAATTCCTTTGGATATTCGCCTTCAAAGTGCCAACAATGCTCTTCGTAAGCCTCTAAATAATCCTCGTGGTGTTCTCTTCTTTTTGGTTTATATTTAGCTAAGTAAGGTGCTACCTGGTTTAATGTTAATTCCATTAAATTAATTTTCTTTCTTGAATACGCATTTTATTCTCATAAGAAAAAGCAGCATAACCAGTTTTAGAACTATACCACTTTATCAATAAATTGTAAATACTTTGAACGTGTTTTGACGATGTATTACCGCCAATAGATAATAACTCAAAGTTATTAAAAATTTGCTCACTCTTCATAAATTTATTCTCTACACCTTCCCAATAAGTCGGTTTGAAAGGAACAAATTTAGGTTTCTTGGTAGTGATCAACATAGCCGGTACTAAACAAGCCTCATCAGGTACACCACCAGCAAAGTTTTTATAATAAAATTCTCCGTTTAAATAAAGCTGATGTATATCTCTCGCCTTCTCAAACACCTTTGTATCTTCGAAATACATCACTTCCGAACTGCAATCGTACCATTTTTTAAGTGCAAACTTATCTAACATCTCGTCCACCTTCACCCATTCGCTTACGTTGCTATCAGCACCACGGCATACCATCACAAATTGGTTACCATCGCACTTTTTAAAGATGCTCTCAACACTTTTGTATGGTGACACTAACATATCCGCATCGATAAACAAAGTCTTTTTATATGGCGTTAATTGGTCTAAATAAAGCTTTGCATTTATGTAGCATTGCTTATTACCTTCCATATAATATTCGCCCGGACATTCAATCATATTATCAAATACCTCTAATTGCTTAGATGTTAATCGAAATAAATTATTTGAATGCACCACAGTTATATGTACACCTGGTGAAGTATGTTTAATTGACATTGCCAAGTTAAACGCATAGCGCCCATAAAGGTCACTACCTAATGATAGGATTAAAACTCCTTTTTCCATTAACATGATTTATTAAATAAAGTTGGTTCACTTACCGCCATCAATTCTACTCTACTTTGTGCAAGTGCTTGTTTGCCGTTAACCGCCCATTCAGGTTCGTAGTCCTCCACTAAGCAAAAATATTGCGCACCTTCAATAGTTAAAGTGTCACTTAAAAGTTGCACTCGAATAACATCGTGGGTACTCTCATCGCAGTAGTCAAACCACGCTTCACGCTTCTTACCGGTCTGACCATAAGTCCTGGTCATATTACCATTTGAATAAAGATAGGTTTCACTCTTTGCTGGGTAGATAGGATTAAACTGAAGTAATCTTAAACGCTGACCTAACTTGTAAGTTATAGCTGTATCGTCAGATTTAAAGAATAAGTCAAACGCATAACCACTATTGTCAGCCTCAACCCAAACCGAACAAGGATGTGTACCGGTAGCTTTATAATTTAATTTAGTCCACGATGTATAATCGTCATCATTACAAAAATTACCCAAAATAGTAATATCATAACATCCACTTGCCATTGGCTCACCAGTATCTATGTTATTAATTTGACCTATGTCAAAGCACCATATCAAACGATCCTGATAATATTGAACTGGAAATATTGGATGAACACTATCAAACTCCTCACTTACTGGCGCTCCATTTTGGCTAATTACAATTTCATAATTATAACACATCTCATAGAAATGCATATCATAAATTACACCTCCCACCGCTAATGCATTATCCGTAAATAAATAAATTGGGTCAGTAGATGGTGCATTAAAGTAATAATCGTATTGTCTATTTTCAGTCGGTGAAACAATAATGTTATTAGCATTATCATACCAGCTTATAGAACCATCGGATAAGTTAGCAACCTTAAATGATAATCGATAATCCTGAGCATTGGTTAAGTTAAATGCAGTTGTCAAGCTTTGGTTAATGTCTTTACATTGCCAACCATTTAAGCTTTCAACGTACATCCATCCGTCAACCAAGCCACTATCAGGTACAAAGTTAGATACCCAAGTTCCTACCACACGAACATTTTTAATTACAACTTTTGCCCCATTATTTTGATTAGCAAAGGCTAAAAAATCACCAGCATATGAACTTAAATAGCACGTATATCTTCCATCAATATTAGGTGTTGCACCATCTATTAGTTGTGAGTTCCAAGTTTGAGTTGCTAAATCACCAAGGTAAACTATGATATCACCAGCCGTTATATCAGCCTCAAAAGATATCATATAAATATTACCTGGGTTGTCGATGTACTGACCTATACCTATTTCAGCTGGTTTTGAATTATAAGTTGTAGCACCACCATTTGCGTAATAAAACCACGATGTCGACCAAGTTCCAAATAAACCATAGTCAGTACCATCAGATACATCGACCTGATACCAATCGTTTAATGAGTTAGCAAAGTTTGCATTCTCAAATTCATTTGGATAATTTAAGCTACTATCAAATGTTACAACTTCAGTGCTTGGTATGTTTTTAACTTGAATACACATCTCATCACCCGCCTCTATAAGTACATTGTACTTTTTTTGGTCAGAGTTTAAACAAGTCTGCGCATCAAATATTGGGGGATCAAACTGTATTGGTTGGTTAGGTATATTTTCAATTGCCATTTTCCGTGTCTTTAGAAGTGTTTAAGGTGAATTGTGCTTGACCGGTTATTGGTGAATACTTAATCTCTTGTATCCAACCATTCCGAATCTTTTGCCCATCCATTGCAAATTTAACATTTCCTATCGGATTATTGAGAATGTTTAACCATTCAGGTTCGGTCATAGGATAATTAAATTTATGTAGCTTAACTCTTAAATTATTTGGATTAACATTATTAAATATACCACCAAATATTGAAGTTGATGTACATCGTAAATAAGTAGCTTCGGATGTTAATTCAATACCCCAGGTTACATCACCGGTTGCAACATTAAAGTAATGGAAGTTGTAATTATATCCAGTACCATTAGGTATTGAACGCATCACCAATTTAATGTAATCACCTTGAACCATACTAATAGTTACATTAGGAATAGATGCGGAATAGTTACCACTACTTGCAGTAAATCCCCAAAATTGGTCATCTTTACTTGCACCATAAATATTATTACGAGTTCCAAAATGAAACCTTTGTTTTTCAGTTCCAGCGGAATCATAATGTACAATGTAATGCTGAAATAAAACTATACTTGTCCCGGTACTTATGCTTCCAGTTTGAAAAGTTATCTGTGCGTCAAAATTATAAACCGCAGTTTCAGATGCCGTATAACGATGTGTTGTAGTATCAAAGTAATTACCATAATCGTATAATTCAGCAGTTAAAAAGTCATCCTTTTCATCTACCGTATTTAAAACTCCAGCGCCGTGTGCATTATCCGTAGTAACCGGTGTATTAGCATAAGCATATACTTGACCAGTTGTGGAGGATGCATAATAACTTGCTAATTCGGATGATAAATTTTGACCATATCTTTGAGATATGTGATCATTGTTTAGTAGTTCATTATAATAATAGTGCGCTGGTACTGTATTAATAAAGTTACTATTTGTAGTTCTACCGGTAGTAAAAGTTAAACTTTCAGTAGACAACATAACTATTTCATTATCATAACTTTGGTCTAAATTTTGCACCATCTTTTCAATCAGGTTACTACTTACTATCCAGTTAGCAGTAAGGTCTAATGTCAAATCTAAGTTACAAGTACCTAATAAGTGAAATTCCTCTTCTCTAAAACCATAAAATGTAACCGCTTCAGGGAATTTATAAATCGAATTATAGTCTACCGGTGAGCCAAATTTTAATTTAGCATAAAGCTTATCAGTATCAAAACTTGTAATAATCTCATCTATTGCTACTGCATTAAAAACTTCTTGCGCCCCAAATCTATACTCCGCTGGTTCAATTCTTATTACCGGTTTACCTAACTTGCCATATGGGTCTTCCACCATTAACACTAACGGTATACGCTTATTTACTTCCTGATATAATTCAAGAAAACTAAATTGTTGCCATCTTCCCGCTAATGCAGTAACTACACCTTTGCGCATTCGATAACCAGTAGTCAAAGCAATACCACCATATGCGCCATAATAAGCAAAGGCATCACTTTTAAAATTGATGGTATTATCGGACATAAAAGAAATCATGTAATTAAATGCATCCCAAACACGCGCACACTCAACTTCGTATTTAAAGTTATTATTTAAAACACTATAAACATCTACCGTGTATTGATTGCAGTTTGCAAGTACCTCACCATTCTTTGTCTTACCACTATCCAGCGCAGTCTTAATTGTTTTATTGTTATTGATCTTAGCAAAAAATGATTTATCTACAACCTTACATTTAACCGTACAAGTTCTTTCGTTAACCTCGCAGTCAGTTAAAAGAATCGCACCACTAAAAATTAAATAGTCAACCTTATCGCACGTGCTGAAAATCTCACATGGTATACTTTCACAAAAGCTATCGTTCTGAATTTTATCATTAAGGTAAGCAAATCCGCTACCTCCAAAATCCAAAGTGTATTCCTGGTATTGTAAAAATAGATTATATTGCTTATCCGTTTTAATCGTAAAGTTGATGTCTTGCCAGTTTAGTGCCGGGTCAACCTCTATAAAATCAAGTGTGAACTTTATCATATGATGTAACGATTATTAAACCTACCACCAATCTCATTAGCTATCACCTTACCTATTGTTTGCGCATTTTCTACGGTTACCGTTCTATTTTTATTCATCACTCTACCTAATGCTAATGGGTCTATTGTCGCTACTAACTCGCCTGATGCGCCTCTTTTATGACCTCTAACGAACGAATTAATATCTGATGCACTAATCTTCTGCTCATAAATTGCTTTGATTGTAGGCGCGTATTTCTTGTTTATTGATGTTGGAATAACCGCCTCACCTGGTTGTAACATTGCCATTACACTATCTCTTCCCATATCCACACCAGGTACTGATAAAGTTCCTTTCTGATACTTAGGTAAAGGTGTTGCAATAATCTTTGCAAGGTTAGCACCAGCCACCGCAGTAGTTAATGCAAGTACCGCTGGAATAGCCGTAGTAGGCGCATTGAGTGCGTTAATTAATGCCGATGCAAAATCTAATGTTGCCTTGAAAATTGCAGCTTGTTTATCCGCCACATCCGCACGATGTTTAATCTCATTTAACTTTTTCTGATACTGCTCTTCTGAAATTAGACCTTTGTCTTTTTGCTCTTTTATTGCTTGTTCTTCCGCACTTAATTGTTGACGCGTAATATCTAAACCTATATCGGCAAAGTTTCCAGCTGCATTAACAATAGCATCCTTAACCGCCATTTCATTCTGCAATCTCTTCTCAGCTTGTTTCTCCGCGTCATCAGCAGTCTTTTGTTGAGCTTCTTGTTTTGCTTTTTCAGCATCTACTACCGCCTTAGTTACCTTATCAGTTATATCTAATTGTGCTTTTTGATATTCCGTATTATACCTTTCACGCTCAGTAAGAGTTAATTTCTCATTAGCTAAAATCTTTGCATACTTATCATCCAAGGCATCCATTTCAATTTGCGCTTGCTTAACCGGGTCAGCTTCTTGTTTTAATCGTAAAGCAATCTTTGCATCAATTAGCTTTTGCTCTTCGTCTAATTGCTTGTTAAGTTTATCCTGGTTAGCTTTATCTTCTTGAGCATTTAAACCTAACTTAATTCCATAATAATTTTCCCAAAGTATTTTTAATTGAGTTGCAGTTGCACCACTCTCCTCTAAATGTGCTTTCTCGTAATCGTAATTTTCTTGAGCAAACTTTTGTTGAAGTGATAATTTCTCTTCGGAAGTTTTAGCCTCATCTACTTCATTTTTTTGCTTTAACTTTTTAAGCTGG